TTTTGCATAATCACTTTATTCTTAGGAACTACTAAAGTACCATCTCTAAAAACTATCTGCTCTAATCTAGCTGTGCCTTTGAATTCGTCTACGAAAACTGTTTTTTGATTGGAAGTTAACGTCATTTCTCTCTCATAACCTTTCTCTTCGTCAAACCAGTATACGCCTTTAGAAGCTATTTTATACGTGAGTGGAGATAGATCATTGTTTAAAAAATAAACCCTATCTTTAATCTCCCACTTGGGTTTAGCAGGTTCTTTGAAAACCTTATCTTTACCTGGTTTTTCGTAGCTCTGCGTTGGGGTTTGAGGTTTATCTAAAACTTGCTCCATCGTTTCAACTACTCCCTGTTCTACTACAGACTCTTTTGTTGTAGCTTTCTTTGTTTGTTTTTTAGCCATAATATAATATAATAAAAATTAAAAAAAAATAAAACTATCCCCATATTTTGAGGATAGTTTTAATAATATAAATTATGCTCCTTTTATAAGCATAAAGTTGTTTGCTCCTTGTACAACTAAACATCTTTCAGATAAGAAGTGCATCTCCATAGCATCTATGTCAGATGTAGTAGCGCCGACAGAACCAGTTGTCCATGTCTTCAGTTTTCTATCTTCCATTTGTGAAGCTCTGTACCGAACGTGTAAGAAAGGTCTCTTAAGGTTTTTACCTAAACTTTGATCATACACAGAAGATACCCCTGCTGGTACTATAATACCATGTATACCACCGAGACCATTAGTAGTATTACCAGCTACAACATCTACCGCACCACCTCTAGTAGTAGGGTCATTTAGATACTTCCAGTCAGACTTGTAGAAGTCATAAGAACCTCTTCTAAACCCAGAGAAACCTAAATTCAACGCCATATCTTCAGAGTTTGAGAACACACCGTAAGAACTACCGCCATCGTAATTTGAGTTCTGTTCAGCAAGCATGTCATCAATATCAATAGATTGCGCTCTGTTTAAGAACATCATATTCTCTTCAATAGCACCTTGCTTGTCAAATTCCTTCAAGATATTATCAAATTCACCTAGATCTGCTAAGGCAGTCGTGATATTACCTCTATCAGTAACCGCAGCAAATAAACCTTCAGTACCTTTTACTGCCGCATCATCTAGTGCAGATGATCCTGTTGCTGCTTTTTCAGCTTCAACTAGTGTCATCTCTAAGTAATCAGTAAATCTAGCTCTAGTATCACCAGCAGCTTTTAAGTACCATAAGTAACCACTTTGACCATCTTCTCCAGAAACTTCAACCCAACCAATTTGAGAAGCGTCAGAACCTGAAACTTCGTAGTAATCCTTTAAGATCACAGGTGTGTTAGAGTATGATTTGAAACCTGGGTCAATAGCAACTGAACGACCACCAGCTCCTTTAACGAATTCAGATCCGTATACGAACATGTTTGTAGTGGCAGTTCCCTGATCCAAGCCAGATAAATCACCTTGAGTGTAAGGAGCCACGGTAACAGTAACACCTGAAACGGTCGTCACGTAAGCTTTTACAGTTAAATTAGCATCGGAGAGAACTACTGTGTCCCCTTCTCTAACAGCATGCCCAGATGGCATAGTGATAGTTCTGTTGGTTTGATTTGCCACTGTAACAGTGTAAGATAAGTGTAACCTACCTTGTTCAGACCAAACTACTTCATCAGCAGCCATTGCTTCTTCAGCACCTACTTGAGCTAAGAATCCAGCTACAGTTCTATTTCCATAAACCTCAGCCTCTTTTGCAAGAAGGTCTGGTAGATATTGTTGTGCCCAACCTTCCGTAGCTGCCGACGTAAAGTCAATATACGAGCTAGGGGTTGTTATTTTAGTTGGGGTTGGTCTAGAATTTAGATTTCCCCCCGGATTGATACTTGCCATAGTTTTTTTAATTTAAAAATTAATTATTTCTTTTTCCTAATTTTGAATTTGAAATCAGAAGAATCATCACCTAACACTTTATACTTAACTCCGCTAGTTTGTTCACTTCCGTGAGCGCTTCTAGGTGTGACATCAATGTTCTTGCCTTTCTTTACAGTATCCTTGATCGCATCTGCTTTCCCTTGCTCATAGAAATGTTGAGCCACAGCATCAGCATTCGTTGCTGTAAATAAAGACTTGTGGTAACCTTTAGCATCACTCATCTGATTATTCTCATCCAAAAACTTTTGGACAAAATTGTTGAGGTCACTTTGGTTTGTCTTAACGTCATTCTTGTTTTTCACATTAAACCTGTATTTCTTATCCCCAACGTTGTAGTCAAAACCTTTGAACTCGTCATTGAATAGATTATCAGTTTTCTGTTGAAAAACTTGTTTGTTAGATTCTGTTAGCTTCTTAGTCTCTTCAGATTCCTTATTGTAACGATTGAAGAAATCAATAGCACCTTGTTGTTCGCTCGTAAGCTTACTACCTGCTTTGATGTCTTCGTAATATTTAGACTTTTGCCCGTCTAGATAGGCTTTCGCTTCAGCAACTTGCTCTTTTAAAGCGATTTTCTTTGATCTTATTGTACGTTCATCATCCAAATCTTCATCGAATCCGAACTTATCTTCTAATAAGAAGTTTCTTTCTGATGCTGATAGATGAGATTTAGTTTTTCTATAATACTCGTCGAGTATCTCAGAGTCGTCTAACTTAGTTAGATCTCTATTTAAACTTACGTAATCGTTTATATCTCCACCAGTATCTTCCATAAAGTCAATTAACTTTTGGATATTCTCTGGTAAAGGTTCCCCAGTGGCTTGAGCTTCGATAACAGCTTCTTCGACCTGCTCTTCGACTTCCTTAACCTCCTCTTCAGTTACCTCTTCTTCAGTTACCTCTTCTAATACTAGTGACTCCTCTTCTTGTTCCTGTGAGGGCTCAGCATTTCCATCTGGTACCACTACCTCCGTTGTGTCAACTTCAGGTTCTGTAGCTTCATTAGTTTCTTGGGTTGGTGGTTTGCTTAAATCTACCTTAGTAACGCTATCATCTCCAGCGCTTTCAAATTTTGATTCGTCGATAGTATTTTCGACGGGTTGTTCTGTAACTTCTTCAGTTACGTTTTCTACTTCTTCTACCATAATAAAATATTATAAAATTTAAAACTATTTAGGGTTAAACTTATCTAATCCTAATCCGTCTCCAACTATATCATTACCTGAAGACTCGAACTTTTTAAGTGATTCACCCCTTTTTATTGCTTGCTGATTTTCAGCTTGTTTATCTACACGTTGGTCTTTTCTATCTTCTCTATTAGACTCGCGGTTATCTATAGTTTCATTCTCTAAACCTCTAAGTTGCATATTTAATTGGAACTCGTGGTCCATTAATTCCTTTTTCACTAAAGCCTCTTGTTTCAAGTATTCTATTTTCATTTGACTCTTAGTCTGCTCTAGTTGAGACTCTATTTGAGCCTTAGCTTGCTCCTTCTGAGTTTCTGCTTGAGCCGCTGCTGCTTGAGCTTCTTGGTTGGCTTGTGATTGAGCTTGTATATTCTGCTGTTGCATTGCTTGATCTCTTTCGAGCTTCTTCTTCCTCTTGATCTTAAGCAGTTGATTTGCTAACTTAATATTCCTAATATCCCTAAGATCAATTGCATCGTCTAAGTCTATTAACTTTTGAGATAAAGCAATCTGTATATTATTCTCTAAAACTTGTCTCTCCTCATCATCAGGCATTAACTCGATGAATATACCAAAATCGTACAAATGTAAATTTTTCATCTCTTCTAGCGTTGCCACATTGTGAGCACCTATAGATTGAATAAACGCTTCCTTAGTTGGAGAATACTCTATAATATCTGAAATTCTCAACGATAAAGCCTCTGCTGATTCTGCAGTTAATAACAACATAGACTGTAATATGTGCCTAGTAGCCGTGTTAGAATTAGCGGCTGCTAACTTCTGAATACCGACTAAAGCGTTCTTATCCGGCGTTGATGCATCTCTAGCTTCATTTAATCCAGTAACATCTCGGATCATTTGTAAGTAGTAATTATAAGTCTGTATAAGACTCTGTATCTTATTACTACCAGATCCATTTTGGATTTGCTGAATAGGTACTTTTCCAGGGTTTATGTCACCCTCAGAAGTAAAAGATCTACCTATAACGGAACCTGTTTGGAAGAACATATTTAAAGCCTCTTGAGGTGAATAGTTCGTACCATTACCAAGGTCGATCTCAGCTAAACCGTCTGCGTCTAAATAGACACCATCTGGAACCATACGAGAGAGAACTTGCTGTAGTTTTAGGTGTGTCAACTGTATCATGTCAGCGAATCCAGTTACTCTACTAACTAGAGACTCTATCTTGCCATTGTACATCCTAGGAGCGACTATGCTATAATTCATCCTAACTTTATCGAAGTTGGACTTAGACCTCAGCATGTTTTTAGCTACCTCCCACTTAAGTAATTTATCGGTACCTAAAATTAGTACACCTTCATACAAACATTCAATAGCCTTCTCTAACTTAGAATAATTACCACCCATATCGGTTGGTGGGTTAAAAGTATCATCTTTTTCTATAACTTTATCTGCACCCGTACCAGTCTCTTTTACCTTGTAAGTATTATTCTTATGTGTCTTATAGTTAAAGTATAACACGCTAACTTTATTCTTATCACCGCTGGAGTTACTTATTGACTTAAGGTAACTCGTAGATGATCCTTCTACAATTTCCTCTATATCGTACTCCGACAAGCTTGGGAACTCTTTTACTAACTCGTTGATAGGGATTTCCTTAACTTCGCCAACGTAGTATATATCTTCAAAATACGGGGACTCAGTGTGTGAATAAACTAAGTTAGCTGGATCTACGTATTGGACCTTAGCTCCTTCACTGTAGTCGAATGTGGTTTTAACAGCTCCAATACCTATTGTAGTTAAATCATATATAGTTCTCCTCTTAACAAGGTCAAACTTACTACCTTCCATCAATATATTTATAGCTTGTTCTTCAGCTAACTCTACAGCTTGCTTATAGTCGAGCTGCATGTGTAACGCTAGCTCTTCTTCTGTATCAGGTAGAGTCTCCTTATTGTTTTCGTATAAGTTGATTCCGAAACCTTCTTGAACTATGTTATTGTATTCCTTAGCATGTAAATCTCTAATCATAGATTCCATATACTCAGTCCTCTTGCTAACACCATAAGAGTCTTGTGAGTAAGCTTTTACGTCATAAGCTCTCTGAGCCATACCGTTAACAACAATGTCAACAAACTTAGGGACAATAGGAACGGGTTTCCAATCTAAATTCAAGTAAGACAGATCTCCATTTATCGACAATTCGTTCTTATACTTCTGTATAGGTTGCTCCCCTCTAGCGTATAAACGTAGACTATGGAAATTATTTAGATTACTATTATACTTAGAGTTAGATCCAGAGAACCACTCGTGCTCTATAGCTCTACCAACTTTCAACCCGTACTCATGGGTCATTTTCTCTAAATCACTTACCGCTTGTGATGGGAAGTTATTTATAACAGACTCTGCCATAATTTATCTTTTAATTATTGTTGAATTAAACCCGGTGTTAGTGTACTTAGATATACTTATACCTAGTGGCTGTTTTTTAACCTCAGGGTTTGGTCGGTATAAATGTCTATTGCATGCCATTATAGCTAGCCCTGAGCTAATTGAGGCATCATGTTTAGTTCTTTTGTTTATATTGAATTTACTCCAATCTATCAATGTGTCTTGGAAATACATAGTACCATAAGTTCCATCTCCGTGTAAACCTACGTGATCGTTGATGTACATCTCTATAGCGGCAGCATGCGCTTGCTTTATATCTTCACTAGAGTTTGGCATACCACCTACTTCTCTCTCAGCAACTGATAGTTTGTTCCAGATTTTATCAGGTCTATTCATACTGAAACCTCTATAACCTCTTCTACGTAAATAGTATAACAATCTAGGTTTGTTATTCTCTGCGAGTATAGGCATACCATAGAACACTAAAGCCATTAATACATCTTCAAAGAATATCTCTGCTGTCTGTGGTCTAGCTATATACTCTAGGAAAAATGTGCTAGCAGGAGCATCTTCCATACTAAACTTAGTTAATCCATGTAACGCTCCTTTAGATCCTTTACCGTCAACGGTACCAGAGATGTCGTAACTATCACAACCGAACGCACCAACGTGCTCATTCCCAGGGTACTTAATCCCATTCTTTAATATAACGTTGTTTTGCATTGCCCCATTCGGAACCCAACTAACTTTAAACCTACCATTTGGATCTGGATTAAATATTACTCTAGTATCTTTAACACCATTCTCCCATTGAAAATTACCAGTAGTTAATACCGAGGAGTTTTTATTACCTTCATTGTAATCTATTTGCTCGTATATTTTAACCAGGTTGAATAAACTATTTTTTGTCTCGTCTCTAAAAGCGTGTTCTTCTGTTCTAGGGAACTGTCTATAGAATTCATTCAAACCATCTTGGTCATCTCTTAAACCATCAGCTTCATTCTCCCAATAATCTACAACACCAACATCTATTAATTCACCATGAGGTCCGAAGACATCATGATCCGGATTGTCAAAGACTGGAATACCGTGTTGGTCAATAAATCCTTCATAGTTCCACTCCATTGGGATAAACAAAGAATATAAACCAGACTTTGTTTGTCCATTTCTGTTTCGCTTATTAACATCGGAATCTTTATATAGTTTCTTGAAATTATCTCCCCCTTTATCTAAAGCGTTTGAAGTACTACCCATCATACACTTACCTACTATCCTTCCACCTAACCTTAAGCAGGTTTTGGTAACTCTCCAGTTGTTGAGTATATTATCAGGCTTCTCCCACTTACCACTTTCATCATGAACTAATAGAGAGAGCTTCTCCCCATCATAACTATTATCCCCAGTGTTCTTCCAGTCAATAGTAGTATCAAGACCCTCCATGTCGTCTTGCTCTTCATGAACCCCCATCTTTCTTCTAGTAAATTTTTTAGCCGGGATACGGTAAGCTAGCTCCGACTTTGGACGGTCCATACCATCTTGTATAGGCTTGAAGAAGAACGGATAATTAATACTTATAGGTACTATCTTATCCGTGAACATTTTCTTTGCATCACCACCACTTTTAGATAATACCCCAAATCTACTATCACTTGCAAGAGTGGCTAAATTAACGGTTTCAGCTGAACTCATAAAAGAAAAACCTGAACGTCTATTCTTCAAATAGCACATACCATAACAACGTTGATCTGCTTTGCAAGCTTCCCAGAATATAAAAAATAATCTATTTGCTTCTCTAAAGTCTGGAGCGCCGACATCTATTTTACTCCATTGCAAATACATATAGTAACTACCAGGGATCCAGGTTGGTTCTCCGTTATTGGTAAACCAAAAACCGTTATCTCTTCTCTTGAACTCTTCGTCTATATATTTGTAGTGTAATTCCTTGAAATCTTTAGGATAACTATCCCAATCGAACCTGGTTTTTATTTTACTAAAAGCTTTATTAGGTTCAAACCTCCTCCATCTCTGCTCGTTCTTATCCTTAGAGCAACTGAACACTTCTTTAGGCACTTTAGGTAGAGCTATCTTCAACCCTTGTATCTCTATTATATCACCAATTTCCCCAGTCTTGGAAACAACTACAATATCGCTACTCTT